ATACTGCTGTTCGAGGTATTGAATGAAGGGGAAGTTGGTTTCACTGACGCCGCCCAGCTCCACTTCTTTGATGCCGTCGGTGTTGCGCACGCCGACTGTTCCGCCGTCGGCGGCTTTACGGATAAGGTCCGCGTCGTCGTTGGCGCCGACTTCATAAAGGAGCAGTTTCTTTTCGCGTTCGGCCTGGACCTTCATCTTATCCACCAGCCTGTTAATCATATTGTTCAGCCCAATCCAGCTATAGATAGGCGGAATGGGAATGGTGGTATCCGGAAAATACTTGTAGGCCAGAACGTCGAAGGGTCCCTTTTCGGGTCCGTCCCATTCAACGGTTCGCAGTATTTTATTTCCCTGTCCTTCGGGCGGGATGGTCACAATGATGTTCTCATCAGGAAGCCAGAGGTCAATCATCCAGACCATCGGCTTGACGTCCTGCATAGCGTTGCAGTTCAGTCCGCGCCGGTCCTTGCTGATTTTGGATGGGGCGCCGTCTCTGACGGATTCGGACTGTTCGGCGTTCAGCCCATCGGTGTTTTTATAGAGTCCGCTGGTTCGAACATACTCTTCCGGAAGCAGATACCAGTTTCCTTCCATGGCATTTTCCTGCCGGTTGCGGGCACGCCAGTCGGCAATGTAATCTTCGAAGTCCACATTGTCGCAGTAGGGTTGGCCGACGTCATGCAGGTAGCCCATGACTTCGACCTGGTGGTCAGCCATAATCCCTGTCTTGGTAATGCCCATGCAGAACAGACTGTTGACAACGACGGGGCGCAGGGTATTCTTGGCATACTCGATTTCATCCAACAGGTGCTCCATGGCCAGTTCCAGGGTTCTGGCAAATGAGGCTGACGCCTGAAGTCCGCGCTTGGGGTCCACCAGGACGCGCGGGTTGTGGCTAATCAGGTACGGAGCCAGGATGTTGACGCCACGGTCGATGAGGTTCAGCGGCTGTTTCTCGCTGACACTGCGCAGATAGGATTCGCTGAAGTTGGCGTCGTACCAGCCGGAGGCATACTGCTTCAGGAGCCTGAGCCGAACGTCCCGCATGGGCTTTGTCCAGCGTCTCCATTCGTTAACGGCGCGTTGCAGGCGGACGGGAAACGGCGTCCTGACATCCTTCTTCTTGAGGAGATTTAGTTTATTAGCCACAGGTCTTCCTGCCTTTCATTTTGCTCTTGAGCCATTCGTCTCCGGTACAGAATTGTCCCGGTGTGTCCGAACTGCGCCTGGTCGAGCTGGGCGCGAGGCTGTTCGTAACGTGCCAGTTGACAGAGTGCGTCGGCAATGACCATGTCACCGTGTCCCGCTTTGGCGCCTCCAACCTCGTCGGAATCTCCGCTGGGCCCCAGCCCGCTTCCTGTTTCGTAGAAGACGTAGTCTTCCGCTTCCCTCAATGACTGGATGTCCGGGTTAATAAAGCTCTTGGACTCCATGTCTTCCTGGAAGGTCGCGTGCATGGCCGCGTCGTAGGCCACCATCAAGTTCAGTTTACTGTCGGTACTGCTATGCCATCCTACTGTGTCGCCGCGCTTTCGGCTGACCTTCTTTTCAGTACGGTCACGGTACACGAAATCATATCCCAGTTCAAGGACACGTCTGCCGAAGATGGTTCCAGGCCCGTTGTTTTCGTAGATGAGGTAGGGTAAGCCGGTAGCGCCTCCGTACCACTTGCAGAGGGCTACCACCTGCTCGGCGAAGTGAGTGGGCTGGGTGAACGGGCAGAGCCATCGGCCAACTTTTTTGCCCAGGTTGACGTCGAAGATGCTGGCCACAGAGTTGGATTGGCCGCTTCCCATAGCAATGTCACAGCCAATGATGTAGTTGTGCGTCTGGTCCGGACGGGAACCCCGTAGGGGTTCCCACAGCAGGAGCCGTCGTCGGCCTGAGTTGGGCATCCAGGCGGCATTGACAATGATGTTTTCGACGACGCGGTAGATGACTTCTCCCCGGTGGCATGGTTCGGAGCCGTACTTATCAATCATCCGGGTCAGCGTAATCGGGTTAAAGACAACGTCACCGGCGCCGATATAGTTGATGTCGATGTTGACGGCCTTGTCGCGCGGGGTGCGTCGTTCGCACTGCTGGTCATACCAGGGGCTTCGTCTACCGGTAGGCGAGTAATAGGTCTGGTTGGCCGGGTCATTTCCGTCGGCAATAAACTTCAGTTCATAGAAGTCTTCCAGTCGGGCGCGTTTGGTCAGCAGGGACTTCTCGAAGTCGCTGTAGAAGAACGGAACGTCCTGTTGGATGTCGTCGAAGATGGACGGGTATTTTCTTCGGTAATATTCGATGTCGCGGATAACAATCTGGTTGAGGTTCGGGGACTCGTAGTGTCCCTTGATTTTCCACGGGTGCTCCCACCATGGAAGTGTCACAATCTCGATTTTACCGCTGAACCGAAGCTGTCCGAACGGATGCCCTCTGCTGACGGGTGTGGAGTTGAAGATACGGCACGGTGTCGTATCGGAAATTGTTTCTTGAATCATCTGGGCTTCGGAAGGCTTGACACGGGCGAACTCGTCGCACATAATGGCCTGTCGTCTGCCACCGGCGCCGACGTCTGCGTTGGTGGATTCGCCGTCGATGACCGAATTATTTTCGATGTTCAGCAGATGGCGTTCGGAGACATCCGTGCGCGGTGTGGCCCACAGCGGAAGATGGCGAAGCATATACTCCAGCTTCCAGTACAGAGTGTCCGGGTTGCCGCGCTTCCAGACGTATTCTTCTTTTCGGCTGGTAATTAGGAACGTCGAGTCCGGCATCCACAGCCATTCGGCCAGGAAGCTTCCCAGAATAATCCAGGTAGCCCCCATTTCGCGGGACTTATCAATCAGCAGGTCGCCTCCGTTACGGATGCAGTCAATCAGGCGTTCGATGGCCATGTCTTGAACGGGCCAGGTAATGAACGGCAGATGCTTGGTCAGGCTCTGCTCCTTCTTCGGCTGAAACGTCCAGAACATTGTCTTGAAGGTTATCTGCTGTTTGGCCTGACACATCAGCCGGAAGGTCTCCTGCATCGACCGGTCCTGAGAAAGTTGACTGTGCAGTCTCTGTCGGAACTGCACATTCGCTCTCGGTTCCGTCGGTATGGCCTGCAAAAAGGCCTCGGCTGAGTCGGGCAATTTTATCTGATTCGAGGATGGCATCGCTCTCGACTTCCCGGTTCTGTTCCTGTTTTTCCAGGTCTCGGTGGTTTTTCCAGTTCTGCGGGTCCTGATTACAGAGCCAGAACATCAGCAGTTGAGGATTGGGTTCCAGTTCTTCGGTGGTAATATCGGTAAAGACTTTTCCCTTGCTGTCGATTTTCTCTTTAATCTTGGTGATGACACGCCCGCCGATAGCGGTTTCGTAGAGTGTAGCGGCGGCGATTTGAGTGGCTTCTGAGCGTCCGGCGACGAGTTTTTCCTCCAGGGCCGGAACGCTTTTAAGCCGTCGTTTCAGCGTACCCAACTGGACTCCGAGAAGGTTGGCTATTTTGTTATCGGTCATCCCGGCGGCGGCCATATTTTCAATCACGCGCCGCAGGACCGGGCTGGTCCAGTCGTAGGTTCCTTCACTGCTCCGGTCAATGACAATTTCTTTTGGCATTTTTTTTCGTTTACCCATGCTCCGCCTACCTCAGATAGGAGCAGAATACCGACCCGGCAGCCGAGGCATGAAGGAAGACCTTTTGGGCGTCGTCCACACCGATTTCCACGCTTCCTACGCTGGGTACCAGGGCTCCCAGGGAGACGTTTGTGCTCCCGACGGAGAAGTGGATAGCGTTGGCGCTGGTGGTGGACAGGTGAAGGACACGGCAGGGAACACTGCTTCCGGACAGGGCGGTGGTTCCTGACGCGTCTACGCCCAAAGTACCGCCGGAGGTACAGACAATATCGGTTTTGGAGTTAGCATAAAGGCTATTGGTCATCGCATCTCTCCCTTAGATGTTGGGGTTTGCGTTTTGGACTGCACAGCCTTTAGGGTACTGCCTTTTATCTGTGGACTGCAAGCGGATTGCTACGGCCTGACCAGGTTTTTGAGGTCCATTTCGAGCTGTTGGCCGTAATTATGCAGGGCTTTGGTGACAGCATCGATAAATTCAGCGTCTTTGGAGCTTAATGGGGGATTAAAGCTGATTGCTTCGTGTGTATTGCCAGACAATTCAAGGACAAATGCGTCCGGTTCACCTAAAATGGACTTCATATTGGCAATACTTTGGATGCGGCTGGCTAAAGATGCAATTTTTTTGCATTCCATGTTTTTTATCCTTGACGCTTTCGTCATATCGGTTATATTCACTATATCAATAGTATATGGTAACAGGTGATTCGTACAAAACAACTACTTTTTAGGAGATTTGCAATGCCGGACTATGGAGATTCCCAGGAACACGAACACGGATACGAGCCCGAACACGAACATCAGGATATTCCTGCGGGGATTGAGGCGCTTGGCATGATGCTGTCAAGGCTCAGCCAGGCTGGAATGACAGAAGAGCCCGCCGAACCTGTGACGGCAGAGAAGCTGATGAGTTTTTACAATGTCCTGACCATCAAGTACGACTTCAAGCCTGGCGACATTGTCGAATGGAAGCCCGGATTTCGCAACGCGACGCTTCCTGGCGACACGGACAAGGCGGTGGTCATCGAGGTTCTGGACGAGCCGATTCGTCATATCGGCAAATCGGACCCAGGAAAGGCGTCCTTCAGGTCATACGTCGATATTGTTCTCGGCGTCATCGACAAGGACGACGACTTTATCATGTTCCACTTCGACTCCAGGCGGCTTCGGCTGGTGCGCGGGGGGACAGAGAAAGGAAATCAGTAACATGGATGCGAACTATATCACGCAGATGATGAAGTCCTACGGTATGCTGAATACCGCAAGCGGTTCAATGACCAAGGACAGCCCTATCTTCTGGGACGAAACACCGACCTGGGTGCAAAATCTCGACGGTTCGGTGTCAAAGGTGGGACGTGTTTCGATTTCTCCTGACGAAGAAGCCGTATGGGGTGGGCCTGGTACGTTTTCCGGTGTTGGCGCAAAGGAAGCCGAGGCGCACAGGCGCTGGATGGACATCCTGCAAAACCAGGAGCCTCCGGCTGTTACCAATGCAACCAGTGCTTTCAAGCAACTGGCCAGGTCCATCGAGAAAATCGAGGCCACGCCGTTTACGGGCGCCGAGAAAGAGCGCCTGGAGGCAAAGATTGCCCGTCTCCAGTCGGTCGGAGCCACACGCCAGGCGGAGATTCTGGAAAAACAGTTGAGGCTCAGGCAGAGACTGGTGGCGCTGAAGGACTGGGATTACCCTGTTCTCAAGCGAACGACGCTGGAGAAGTTCCAGTCGAATAACTACAGGGTCATCGTGCATCTGAATGACCTCCAGGACTATGTCGGAAACGTGGATGCAGGTGACGAAAAGGACCGGCTGATACCCGACGACGTACTGGGAAAGATTGAGCTGGCTAAAGAACGCAGGTTGTTCGACGCCTTCCAGGTCATGTGGGCCGAAAAGGTCAAAGACCCGATTGTTTTCGGGGTTCTGGACGGTTGCCAGGATATGTTCTTCGTTGCCGAGTGGGACGACGACATTACCTTTGAACAGCTTTTGGCCGGAGAGCAGTAACCACTCATGTGCATATCTCCATAGCTTATGCACCCATTCACATAGTGTCCGGTGGAAAGGCAAGACAAGCCGGAGCCGCAGTCGCAGGACGGGAATAATATCGGCGACCACCTTTCAGAACGTGCGGCGGCCAGAGCAATCTGGAGGCGGAATACCGATGCCTGCGAGTAATTCGGTAGAGGTGCTCGAAAGAGTTAAAAGCCCTGTAGAGTTAAAAGCCCTGTGAAGCCCGCCGTATCGAGATTGAAGTCGGGGAACCGACTGCCTATAAGAAGCCGCATAACAGCGGTGTAGAACGGGCCGGGGTGGACGCCTGACCAGAAGTTAATCCAAACGGCGTGACAGGCCGGAGAGCACGGCCATAGCTTTTTTAGGAGTTACCGATGTGCGAAGAGCTAAACGATGAAGTCGAGAACGGATACAAGTTGTCCAGAGCGCTGGTAGAGCACCTGGAGTCCATGTGCGCCGACTATATGTCCCAGGCCATCGAGACCGACCACGGATGCTACATTGTAAAAGTCGTTAAGACGATATAGGAGAAGAGGTTATGAGTGAGAATATTCTACTGGTTGTAGAAACAATGGTTGTTGCGGTACTGGTCGTTATCGTCTGCTGTCACATGAGAAACAACGCAGAGGACCGGCAGAGATTCAAAGAAAATATCGACCGTCTGCAAAGCGATGGAAAGTACTACGCCAGTCGGCAGACAGTGGAAAATGTCAAAGAAAACCTCCATGCGCTGGAAGCAAAATACCGAGCACTGGTTAAATACCTGGGCGTCAGCTACGAAATCGAGCACGAAGAAGGGTACGTCAAACTGAACGATGCAGGAGAGGAAGATGAGTCGGAGTCGTAAAATTCCGATGGAGACGGTCAGCAAGAAAAGCGACAAGTACAGCAAACGTGCCGCCCGAACCAAGGTCCGGCAGGAACTGAAAAAACCTGACCCAGACATCAACATCATCGAAGGCGACACCCTTGTCAACGGACACGACGAGTGGGGAACAAAGTTCGGATGGCCGGTTGCTGACTTCCTGGACGAGGAAGAAGACGTACAAACAAGATTGAAGATGTCGAGGAAATAGCATGAAACTGCTGTGCAAAATCGGGATACACAGGCCTCTTAAAGTGGGCAAATTGCTGTTCACCGACGCGCGCGGGCGCAAGGTCCATCTGGCCACGTGCCCCTGCGGAAAGACCTGGATGACAGACGGCGGACCCTGGATGGGATACAAGTGCCGGAGCATCCTGGCCAAAGAAGAACTGGACAAAATGAAACGAAAGGAAGTCCGTAAGGAAGAGCCTTTCGACAAGGAAACATTGTTACGTATCCTCAAGGATATAAAGACGTTAGACCCGGAAATACACGTCCTGGACGAAGGGACATTCGAATGATTGCGGCAATGAACACCTACGACATAACAGAAGATACTATGGAGCGCATCCGGTTCCACCTGGGCTGGATGATTCAAACCATGGACTTCAAAAACCAAATGACCGGCATCGACGCCGAAGACTCCGACGAACTGAAAGACGCCAAGCGCCTCCAGGAGGAGCTGGCAGGGAGAATGCAAGCATGATTATTGCCGTGGACTTTGATGGGACACTGGTGGAACATAAGTACCCAAGCATCGGTAATGAAGCGCCGTTTGCCTTTGCTATCCTGCGGACACTCCAGGAGCAGGGCCACCAGCTTATCCTCTACACCATGCGAAGCGGACGGGAACTGTTCAACGCCGTCCAGTTCTGCCAAAAACGAGGCGTCACCTTCTGGGGCGTCAACGAAAACCCGGACCAGCACACCTGGACGGATAGCCGTAAAGTCTTTGCGCATCTATACATAGATGACGCCGCCTACGGTGTGCCGACAAAACCCGCTACCGAAATCGGACTAAGACCCGTCGTGGACTGGTCGAAAATCGAAATAGGGAGATAATGCGATGACACACAGCCAGAAAATACTGCTGATTGCAGACCTCATCGAACGCCGAACCGCCTCCATCCCGAAGGGATATAGAGGCTCGGAACCGACAAAGTTCTTCCTGGTCCTGGACGAACATACCGCCAAACCTGCACTGGTCTGGAGCCAGAACCTGTCCCCCGAACAAATCGAAAACTCGCCCGGCTACATCACCTACCGAGCCGGAGGATACGCCGCCGGAGAATGGGACGAAATGGCCGAACGATTCGGAACATGGCTCGATACAGCAACCCAACAACAGGAGATTAAACAATGCTCGCAGAAACACTGACATGGCCCGAAGCCATCGTCGCCTTCGGCTCCATCATCATCATCA